GTGCCAGCACTATCCATATCGCCGCCCATCGACTTTTTAAGCATTCCTCCAATTCCTTTTGCGGATGGGATAACCTGCACATATGCTTTTCCTAATTCTGTTGCCATTTACTTATCCCTCCTGAATCTTTCCCTTGCTGCCTCAAACTCCTCTGCAGAGTCAAATATAAGCGTTTCGTGAGTATTTATCTTTTCACTAGCAAATTCACTCACCATGTTGGCTGATATTCTTGTAGGACGATTTCTTCCCTTTTCTCCGTCCTCTGTGCGAGACCACAACAGCAGATTTACAATGTCAAAGATTGATGCTAATAAAAAAGTATCGGGAGCTACCACTAGTCCCGATACTTTGGTTTTTATTCTGCTTGAATCTTTTAATCCGGCTGCTAACTTGGATACAAGTCTTGCCGGGAGAGCACGATAATCATATATATGATAAGTCTCTACAAAGTCACATATTAACGCATCCTCATCAACATTAATGAAGCTAGCAAGGCAGATTAGTTTTTTAGCTCTTGTGATAACGTGAATATTTCACCTAGTTCTTTTTCGATTAGTCCGCTAGGAACCATGCCTTCATCCGTCCTAACATGATCATACAGTCTCTTTTTATCCTCTTTGCCCAACAGCAATCTGATAACAGTAGACATCTGCAATGGATCATCTTCGAGTTCTGCAAGTGCATCAATTAGTTCCATGTTATCCAAGCGTTCTACTTCTATGTTGAAAACAAAACCACTTTCAGTTTCACCGCTAACATATTTCTTTTCTGCCATGACTTACCTCCTTATGCCTTCTCGATATATTCGTAATGCGTATTTTCAGAGCCATCTGGCTTTGCAGTGATAGTTAGTTCATATCCTATTACTGCATCGTCCTTGTACTCAACTTCACCTACTTCAGAAATCGTTCCAGCAGGTACTACAATGCGCTTGATATAGCCTCCCTTAAGTACCGTTTCAATAACATAGATTGCATCTTCTGTTTCAGATGAGTTTGATTTAATCACTACCTTATCATCTAATGTTCCTGTTACATTCTTGCTACCAAATGCAGTTTTCAATACTTCTACATTAAGTGCCTCAATGAGCGTTACTTCAAACTTATCTGTCTTCTCCTTGAGCAGAGATGCTACGGTGTTTCCGCCCCAAGCCTTAACATCATCTGTATCTAGCTTGTTCTCGTTTTTAACACCATCATCACTAATATATCCAAGTGACTTAAACGCTGCATTAAGTGCTGTTTTTGCATCACTTGGAATCGGTGTTCCTACTGGCGCTCTCCAGATAGCTCCACCTACTTTTGGCTTTCCCGCAGTAACATATGCTGCATTTACATTTGTTGCCATTTGTATTCCTCCTAATTGTAATAAGTAATATCGTATACTGACTGAAATCTATATCTCTTAGTCGTTAAATCGGTGAAATTATAATCTGAATTGAGTTCAACTTTAGTTGCAACACTATCAGGTCCTGCCATCTTATACATGGCTTCCTTCACCTTTTCATTCAGCTCTGCAGCTTCATGTCGTGTCTTGCCATATGCTTGTACAGCAAATGTTGCAGAGTTCAGCCCTACAGATTCAGTCCCTCCTGTTTTTTCAACTAAAATAAACTTATCTCCTGCGCCTTTAGGTTCTTCAAGGTGAACCTCAATGCCAGACAAATTCCTTTTTAGCCATTCAAAAACTGTTAACTCAACCATCATTAACCTCTCATAGCTTTAAGAAGTGTATTGTTTTTCGAGTTATCTTTCCGTGCTTTAATGGTTTTTGCGTGCACAGATGCATTTACACGATTCTTTCCAACATGTGTTGTCATTTCATAACCATCACCGCATCTACTCTGAATTCTTTTAGCGTGTTTACTACACTCTGCCATAAGCGCATCAGACCTCAATAACTCTCTTACACCACTTCTGTTTAACTGAAACTTAGTCATAACATTCCACCTGCACTTGTTTATTCCACGATAGTGGAAGCATTTCTTCTATCCCTTCGATAGGTTCACCAACAACTTTGAATTTCTTTCCAAAAAATTCAACAAGGCAATCCGTCCAGGTATGTGTATCACCTTTTGGGATTGCTAATTTGTAAATAACTTTATCGCTCTTAATTGATCTTTCTGTTGTGATATCATCAGATGTTACCGGTGCAACAAGTACATTCTCAACGTTGACAGCATGCTCTTCATATATATCTGTATCAAATTTATCTTTGCCTGTAACAAACTTTTCATATAGTGTTACGGTAATTCCTTTAATCTCCATATATGTCAATCACTCCTAATCTCTGCCTTTTTAGCCCTAGCCTGGATAGTTCTGCATCTTTGATGAATAGTCCTCCGCCAGGGACTAAGTACGTCCCGGATGTTGTGTATCCCATCGCCGATTGAGAGAATTGTGTCATCGGTTCATTAGTTGTAGATGATAGTAGCATTCTTGTAATTACGTCTACTGTCACCGACTTGGCAATGCTCCCTAGAATTGGTGATGCTTCAATCATCTTGTCCAAATCTTTTCCAGTTAAGCTTGCCTCATGCCTAAGCGTGTCACAAACAATAGGCAGGAGCGCTTCTGCACGCTCCTGCTCTTTCGGTAACAAATTTCGCCACATCTTGTTGATATCTTCAAGAGTTGCGTAGTTGCTCATTTCTAAGCCTTCTTTCCGCCCCTTTTGTTAGGCTCATCAGCTTCATCATCTTCAGTTTCAGCCTCTTCAGAATCCTCAGCATCAGCCTCTTCAGCAGCTTCTCTAGCTTCTGCTTCATCTGCATCTTCCCAGAATTCTCCGCTGATTGGTGCATCGACTTCAATAACTTCTCCGCTTATTGTGTTTCTATACCTCATGTTACTAGTCCTTCTTAATAATCTTAGCAAACGCGGATGGATCTAGGATTCCCCAGCCGATATAAGTCTCAGCTCTGAGGTACACCTGGTTGTATGCCTTGAGGTCCTTTCCTGTCTGGTCAGGATCACCGTAAGGGATAACTTCTAGTGGAATATCCTTAGCAAATCCCCACTTAAACCCATTTGCAAAATCTCCTACGTATCCAACAGCCTTGTTTGCAAACGAAACTGTGCTGTTTACATCGCACGCAGTGCCACCAAGAGCACCAGGGCTAGCACCAAATCTAAACTCTGGATACTGTGGCACTCCATTTACCTTAATCTTTGCAAGCTCACTTCCAAATGTCTTTGATAGAGCAAATCCTGTTACATCATACTCACCGATTGCTGCAGCTGCTGTTTCAAGCACAGCCTCTTCAGTTCCAGCTATGTAGTCAACCTTTGTCACACCAGTTGCAGTATCAAAGCTCTTTGTCCCGATTAGCGAAGATACCTGCTTATCTCTAGGATTAACTCCGTGCATTGCCATGATGTCAAGACCACGTGCAATCTTCTTGGAATAACCGTCGTTAAACGCAGTTAGGATGTCGAGCTGCTTCTCCTCTGATGCATACATGAATTCATCAGATACTCTAGCTCCGTACTCGACCTTAAGCGGTACAATCTTAACAGGTTCAGCCTTAATGCCACCTGCTCCCTTCTTGCCACCTTCTCCAACGAGATTTACTTCGCTATCCATTGAGAATGTGAAGATGTCACTTCCAGTAAATGCTACTGGAATCTGCCCCGATAGCTGAGCAAGTGTTGAGTGTCCCTTTACTTTGTTAAATAGGTCTGCTACCACCTCTGGTGCAAACATTGTTCCCATCTGTAGTGTTTCTGCCATGATTTCTTATTCCTTTCTTAAATTACCTAGCATTGATTTTAGTGCAGCCTTTTTCATATCACCGCCTGATGGTTCTGTGTCTCTCATCGGCTGTGTTTTAGGCTTACCTAAAAAAGATTTAAAAGTTTCTGCATCCTTTCGCAAAGCATCTTCATCATCACCTGACAACTTACCTGCAAGCTCATACGGAATACCTGCCTCGTGCGCAACTCTAATCTTCATGTCGTTCTTTTCATAAACGCTGATTCGATTTTGCAACTCTGCAAGTTCCTTTTCGTGTCCGGACTGCTTTTCAGTAAATTCTTCAATCTGCTTTGTCTGGGTTGCGATAGTTTCCTCAAGGGTAGTGTTCTTTGATTTAATCTCATCATAATCACTATACTGCTGAGCAAACTTCTGTTCTGCTCGATTCAATCTCTCTTTGATTGCTGCATCGAACTCATCCTGTGTTGTGATCGGTGTAAAATCACTCATGTTCCACCTTGCCTTTCTACCACTTACCGGGTGGTTCCCGTAAATATCTAAAAAGCAGCCTCTTCAGGCTGCATTAATAGCTAATTCTTTGCTTTTCATGTATTTTAGTTTCTGAGCATAGCCAATATGCCAATATTGTGCTATCCATTAAAGCGATTTCAACATTATCTGCTAATGACTTATAACCAAATCCACCATTGGTACCAATCGCTCTTTTTTCACTGTTGCTTACTGTTTGTGCTAATGATGGTTGGCCAGCATGACATATTTCTTTGCTGAATATGCCTTGCTCAAATGCAGCATTCGCCACTATTATCTCTTTTACAGTTGGTAACAGCGGTGCTTTGAGCTTCATTTCCCTCATGTTTTCTTCTAGCAATTGCTGTCCATTAGCACCGTCTACGACTATGTCATATACATTTGGATTCATCATGAACGGTATCATCCAGCTATTCCCTGCTCTTGTTGGTCTGCAGTCTATACACTCAACAAATATCCGTCCATCATCTGTGCGAGATGCAACAGACATTGCAACATTTGTTCCATCCTTACTGTATTTAACTCCCAGGAACAAACCTCCAACAAGTTTAGGCATTGCCTGTACTTGCAGCTCTGCCCACTCATTAGAGCTTATTGCTGACTTTTGATTGTATCTTAACCACAGCCCAAGTCTCTGTATATTGAAGTCATCATCATCGTTCCCAACTTCATCAAGTATTTTTCGTTCTGTAAGAATTGTTCCTAACGATGGATTCGTCTGATACCATGCTTCCTTATCTCTTACATCCGTTTTCTTATCTACAGACCATTCCGCCCATCCAGTATTTACTGTTTTACCGCCTAAGGCATTTTGTCTTAGTTTCAAGAAAACTGTTCCAGAGCTTACTGGTGTTGGTGGTGTACCACAATATATTGTTTGCGGATTGTTACTATCCGATACAACATACTTTAATGCAGATTCCTGATCATCTGTATATTCTTGTGCCTCATCTATTACAAGTAAATCGAATCCTTCTCCCAGTCCACCTTTTGCAGTTCTAGTTCTAAATTCAATTTTTCCACCATTTTCTAGTTCAATATGTTCCTTTCCAAACGCTCTGTAAGATGACTTAATCTGCAGCTTTGCTTTTGTAACTAGTTTTAGTAGTCTATCCCAAGCTGCATGTGTTGTTGAGGTTCTGTGTGCTGTGTGCATGATATGTTCACCATTTTTTAAGCCCCACAGCTCTCTTATGGCCACAACTTCATTCTTTCCGTTACGTCTTGGCACTGAATATCCAAATTTTGTATGAGTCCACAGCTTTTCTTCATTTTGTGCCAATATGTCATATATGAGCAGCTCCTGCCACTCTTGTGCAGTCCTACCAGTTTTGTTGTAGAGTTTTATTGCCTCAGCCCCTTTTGTTTTATAATAGGGCAATGTTACGAACTCGGTAGGGATCTGCCGTCCAATTCGTACCTCTGGCATAACTCCTCCTAAATTTATTGGGGTGACTGACTGGAATCGAACCAGCGATATTGGAGCCACAATCCAACGCCTTAACCACTTGGCCACAATCACCATATTGACTTTTTTATAATTTTTGTTATTATTAATTAATAAAAGTAGTCTATTACAGACGAAATTCAACAGGCGAGTGCTTACCCTACGCGAGGTGGTCGCCTGTTTTTATTTTTTCCACGTGAAAGCCATTACAATCTTTTCTTTTTCAAACACTATAAAATCTAATTTTTCTATATTGTATTTTCTAGAAGTTTCTCTATTTAAGCGATGAAAAACACATTCTTTTATCGTTTCAAGCGAACATTTATCGCTTGTTTTTTGTATAATTACGCCTCCCGGATTTTTTTCTACTTGACCTAATGCCGCTCTTGTTTGATTGTCTACCGACGTCTTGCTATCAATTGTTTTATGTTCCCACAATTTACCATTCCATAAGTAGTCTGGTTTCCGCACTTTATTGTCTTCTAGCTGTATGACTATATTGCCTCCGAATTTTTGATGTAATACTTTAGCATAAGTCATTTCATTTCTGTGAGACGATATATTAACGCCATCTTCAACACGAATTTGCCCTTTACCCGGAGTGGCTTTATCCCAATAAGGTTTCAACGTTTCCCTAGTTATTCTAGAAATTGTATCTTCTTTTTCGAGTTGCCTTAATCTCTCGATTCTTGCAGACTTTTCTGTTTCGAATTCTTTTTTGCTCCAAACATCTATGTATTTGTTTTTCGAACTCTGGAACAACACTATGCATTTGCAATAATCGTGTCTTCTAAAAAAGTCTGCTGGTTGTTCCCCATATTCATACTCTCCTGCAAGGCTATGGCACCAATCACAGCACCTACCAATTTCCCTACGAATCACGATAGTTTTTATCCCAACCTGAGCAGAGCTTTTAGCATTTTCTTTGACAAACTCATCATAATAAGCTTGTGTTATATTCTTGATTGGCTCATTAAGATATTTATTTATTGCCTCTTCAGCAATTTCTTTTCGAGTTTTAATCATACTCTTCAATTCCTACGTTATATGCATTCACAAAATTATTTATAAGCGATTCTATTCTTTCTTCTGGGAATGCCGGTTCTATTGGCTTGATATGTATTCCATTCGCCTTGCGTTCAGTCACGACAACCTCTGCAGCTACTTTATTCACAATGCCATGAATATTTACCATAAGCGGCTTTATTGCCTTTTCGGCAATATTCCAATACATTTTGTCATTTGGCATCATCTCAGGCTTGATATTGTCTATCAGCACTCTAGAAGCAATCTCCCCCAATCTCTTGCAAAGGATTGTAATATCTCTTTGAGTCGCTTTGCTGTTTTCAACTTTGAGCCTTATCGCCTTTATAACAACATCTATCGCCAATCTCTCATTAAATGCAGTTTCTATGCTTTTCTGAAGCTCTAAGCCTATATCCTTCATAGAATCCCCTTACTTGTTACTTGCTATTCCTGTTATATCTCTTAACACTTCCGCATCCAGATAATCAGGTACCGCTTGATTAATCTTTATTGCTCCATCTCCAATGCTACTTAGCATTGCTGCATCTGGTTCAAACACTGGCTCCCACTTAGGTGTTGTTTTATACACAGCTCTGCGTTTATATGCGAAATTATCTCTTACACATGCAGCTAGATATCCAGCATTTAAGAAGCCTGTTCCAAAGTTTCTTTGCGCCTTTTTCGCATATAGCCTCAATGTCTCGTGGGATGCCTTAATAGCTTCCTGCGATGATGGATTGTCAGTAACAAACCCGAGATCATCCATAGTCAAACCTGTTTCACCAGCAAACAACGATGCAAACATTTTGAGCTGGTCATTATGTGGTTGCATTGACTGCTGTGTAAACTGCCCAAACTTTGGTTCGCTTTCGTTTCGTCCAGATGAACTTGTTATCGCAAACATCGCGGACATTGCAGCACTCCATTTATCCAGTATTTCCGTATCAGGACTGAGTCCTGTCACCCACTTCTGTGGGAAGCTAAAAAACTCTGCTGATATTTCCGAGCGTTTAACAGTTCTTGATGCAGATGCAAGGATAGACATGCATGCCCGGCTTATCCTCGACCTTCCAAATGGCCTATCTGCATCAGAACGATAGATAATCGGAACTAGCAATGAATAAGGTGCTGGATTATCATATACTTCTGCACCTGTTTGCTTGTCATAAATGATTGTGCTTTCTGCTGTGAAATATGCTTCTATTTGAGGGATACCATTATCATCCCTCTTCAGCACTGCATAGCCTTCTGTGAGCATATTTGTAACTGGATCTAGTATGCCAGTTGCATCATCCCCATTAATTACTTGCAGTCTTGGGAAGCCCTCTTCATCTGCCGATATATAAATAAATGAGCATGATGCGATCAAGGCTCCTAAAATTGCGCTGTCGAAAAGAACATCGCTGTTATTCGCCTGGTAGATGCCATTTATGTCAAAGGTATCATCGGCAAATTCTCTAAATACAAGTCTGTCAGCAATACTATCTACTGCTTTTCCGCACCAGCCTAATGTTGACATCATATTCCGTAGCTTTGGCGGAGTCGAAATTCCAAAATCTGGTACATTATGCTTCATGGCATAGTACATGTATCTTGTCTTAACTCTGCCTCTCTTGATTGATAATTTATTTCTTAAATAGCCTATGCCTCTATATGCCATTTGATTCTCCTAAAAATTTTTCATTACACCCCCTCGTCCGGGGTTAGCG